ACCATATATCAATGCCCGCTCTGCTTAATCCTCGCTTGATGCGAGAGATGGCGGAACGTGGTCTTCATAATTTCCGTTGTCGTTGCGCTGTGCGCACTTTTCCGCACAAGTACCCCTCTCATTGTGAGCAAGCTGCTGAAGTCAGCGAGCCCAAGAGTTGGTGGCACTTGCCTTGTCGTGCGAGGTTACCCTCTCGCATGAAATTCTTCGGCCACAACTGCCCTAGTTGTGGTGAACACAGAGCTGTTTCTTCCAAAACAGGCACCGCTCGCGAGAATGCTAAGTATTGGTTCTTCGGAACTTATACTGAGCTCGAGCAACATCGTGTCTGTTTAGACTGCTTTGAGTTACCCGCCGAAGATGGCAGTGACTTGTGTCACCGTTGCGACCCGGATGGTTATGGGACTGCTGTTACCGTCGTTTCTTGCCCGGAGGATTGTGTTCCCCGGAAAAATTTTATACCGTTGGTGGAATGTGATGTGTGTTTGGAGACCACAATAGCTTTTCGCATGTTACCTTGTGGTCATAAGATGTGCACTGTTTGCTTCCGGCAATGGTGCAAGCTTAATCACACTTGTCACATGTGTAGGGCTTTGTTTTACGTGAACACAGACTTCGCTAGACCACCTTCACCAGAATTGCCCGAAGAAGTCGTTGAGAATGTTTCGAACCTTGTTACGGAGAGGCAGTTTCCTAATCCTTTTTCTGGATTGGAATCCTCTACCGTTATCGAATTGGATGAGGAAGATGATATAGCGCTTAGCGCTGAAATTCCCGTCAAACCTGTTAGAGTCCGAGGAGGTAAGAGGAATATTGCTAACAAACCAGGTCTTTGTTACCTGAAAAATGTCCCCAAAAAGAAACGGGAGACAGCTATAGCTACACTGGGAGAACGTCCCCAGATTGGAGCTGTAGACAATTTCTTCAAACAGGAAGGAATTCGTCCTAGAGGCACTCAAATTCGTTTTGTTGGTCAAGGCTCTCATGTTATTCGCAGGAGAGATTGGCCGACTAGCCTACAATGGAGTATCGTAACCACTCATGATAGAGCGCGACAGATTGGCGCTGAAGATTGGGAACATACCGAGATGTGGGATGATGTTCTTGAGACGGCTTTGACTGACTTACTTTCCCCGTTTGATCATTTCCAAGAGATTGAGGAGATTCCAAGTGCAAAACATTGTGAACTTTGTGCAATCCATAACGAAAAGCAACTTGAGGAGTGCATGGCCTTACCAGAGACCCGAATTGGTGGAGCTGGTGATTGTTGGCGCGCGTGTCCCGATTGGTTGCTGCGACCTTTGGCTGCTCAGCTTGAGGAAGAACAGTGGGGCTGTTTTGTAACATTGGCAGGCCGTAAAGTTCGACTACCTAATCACGCGATCAAGAACAAACCTACGATCAAGTGTGATTTTGCTACCTTCGTTCGAGAAGCGTTGCAACATGAGATGAATGTCATCTACCGCGTCAAGCTGGAATTCCAAGCGGACGGTGACTTACACTTCCTTGGACATTCAACTTCACCTCCTGACGAGCCAGGCTGGTTTTCCTTCGAGCAACTGTCGAAATGGACGCCCAATCTCATAGGACCAGACGTTGGGTCCGACTGCCCTCACAAAGCCATTTGCCAATCGGATGCTGAGATCCTTATTGCGATAGCCACGAATCCTGGTATATTGCTGGGGAGACCTGCTGCCCCTTCTTTGGATGATGCTATGAGACAATTCTATTCCCCAGAGATCAGGGGGGCTACTGAGCGCCTTGTGCAACCTCTTATTCGAGATGGCGTGGAAGAAGTCAGTGCCATCTGCCCTTATCAGATTCCTGTGAAGAA